TCGTGCCACAAGCATTATACACTATAACGGATTTGCATATTTCGCTTACAACAATACTTTAACGGTTTCGGAATGTACGACTCGTATAAAAAGAATAAATCTAACAACATTTGAACATTCTGACATATACCAAAGTGGAGCTGATATGAAGTCAAGCTATCTATGGTCACTGACAAATGATGGCGAAACGGCATTTTTGGCTTGGGCAAACTGGGGAAACGCATCTTCAAGCACAAACTATTCATTGAAGACACTAAAGTTTAATCTCTCTGACACAAACATAACCCCTGTTGTTATTAGTGACCAAAAGCCCGGAAATTACGGGAGTAGATTATTCCAAGAAGCGTATCTTGGGAATATTTATTCTTGCCTTAATGATACTTTATACACAATTCCTTACAAGCGTGACTTGGCGAGTGGTTATTTGGCGATAACTGCTGATATCTCCAAAGATGGTATTGATATTTTAGCCGACAAGAATAACTCTATCTTCATAAATCCGATATCAGTTTATCTTGGGGATGAAAATTCCGTAGCGCAGAAAGTGGATGCATATTTGTACGACAACGCAGATGGAAAGTGGAAAACGCTTGACGGTGTTTCTTATACAGCGGATATGCTCAATGCACTTAATATTATGGGGGTGAACTAATGGGCTATTACACAGAAAAAGCCAAAGAAGTAAAAGCAAAGCAGGATGCAGAGTTGGAACAGCTGAAAGCAGCTCTGCAAACCCTTGGCGTAGAAACCGAAGAAAAGGAGGAAACAGCCAATGCGGAATGACATCTTAGAGCAGGCGCAGGAAATCCGGACGAGTATTGACAGCGTGACCGGCACCATGGCGGACGCTGATGCAGCAAAGAACCCTATGTTGTTTTTACCATGGGAAGTTGGCGCCAAGTATGCGGTGGGTGACCGCAGACGACATGATGGCAAGGTGTATAAGTGCTTGCAGGCCCACACATCGCAGGCGGATTGGGAACCCCAAGTTGTTCCTGCCCTGTGGGTAGTCGTCAATGTCAGTTCTCCCGGTACGATTGATGACCCCATCCAGGCATCGAGGGGCATGGAATACGAGTACGGCAAATACTACCTCGACCCGGAGGACAGCAAAACCTACCTCTGCAAGCGTTTGAATGAGACCGGCACCATCGTGCTGTATTACCTGCCGCATGAGCTTATAGGCCAGTATTTTGAGGAGGTAACCTAATGGATATTTTCCTCCCCAAAGATGTGCATGAAGAATTCGCCAGGCGCATGGAGGACGAAAACCGGCGGCAGAACCACCGGATTGACAACCTCGAAAACAGCGTGAAAGCCTTTGGCGAGATCGCCAACAGTGTAAACCGCTTAGCGACCAACATGGAGACCATGACAACCGAATTGAGCAGACAGGGCGAACGCCTTGAGACGCTGGAAAGAAAGCCGGGGGACAACTGGAACGCTGTCCTCCGGTCTATTTTAACCGGTATCGGCGCAGCTATTGCTGTTGCCGTTGTCGCTGTAATCGCCAATAACCTCGTAAAGTAAAGGAGAATGGAAATGAACGAATTTGTAACTTGGACTTCCCTTGGCACTTATGCTGGCGCTGTAATGATGGTCACAATCATTACCCAGTTCCTCAAGCAGACCCCCCTCAAGAACATCAACACCCAGCTGCTTGCTTACATCATCTCTGTGGCCATCCTCATCGGAGCCGAAGCCTTTAACGGCTCTGCTCTGACGGTACAGGGCGTGGTGCTGTGCCTGCTGAACGCTGTTATTGTCGCTTTGGCTGCTAATGGTACATATGACGCAGCCACCACCGGCATGGTGAAAAAGGTCAAAGAGGAGGAATTCCCTCTTGAGGAGGTGGTGAAAGATGCCTAAAGTGTATCTTTCCCCCGAACGCAGACCTGCTCCCCATGCTCCGTACTACGGCTTCCCCGGCGTGTACGAGCATGATGTGTGTGTAGAGATCGGCGCTTATTGCGCCGAGGCTCTCACCCGCTGCGGGTTTGATGTGATGGTCGCATCCCCCAACAAGACGATGCAGGAGCGAGTAGCCGAAAGCATCGCTTGGAAATCCAACCTCCATATGCCCATCCATACCAACGCAAGCACGGCCACCCTGAAAGAAGGGACTGCGCAGGGGCCGACTGTCCTGCGCTACGGCAGAGCCGGAGGCATCAGCGACCGGGCCTGTCAGATGGTCTACCGCAGACTGATGGAGATTTACCCCCGGAACACCCACCGAGGGGTCTATCAGAAGGACGAGTTTTACGAGATCGGCAGAACTCCCATGCTGTCGATCTATCCCGAAATCGCATTCCATGATAACGGGCAGGATGCTATTTGGATTGTGCAAAACAAAAAGCGCATTGCCGAGGCACTCTGCAAAGGTGTATGCGACTGGTTCGGCGTTGCCTACAAAGAGGAAGAAAAACCGCAGACAGATTATGATAAGCTGGTCGCCGAGCTGGAAGACATCAAAGAAAAATACAGAACCGAACACGCCAGCGCGCAGGCGCTGCGTGGGAGAATTTTAGCCGCTGTGGAGCAGTATGACACAGCGGCATATGACAAGGAGGGGTAATTTTGGCACTGAGAAAGAACACGACCCTTGTAAACGATGGTGGCAGCAACCGAACAATAAAACCGATTGGGTACGATGTGGCGAGGGCGGGTGCAGCAGCAGGCTCCGAAGTAAATAAGCCCGGCAGGGGCGCTGTAGATGCAGCGATAAAGGGCGGAGCTCTTGCTTCGGCAAAGGCTAACCTGGCTGGAGTTTCCCCGAAAATTTCCTCCACCGTGACGGACACCTCCGAGCGGGACGCATACCTTGAGAGCCTGAAAGCGCAGCTGGATGCGCAGACCGCTGCCTATGACCAGCTGCTTGCCTACAACCGGCAGATGTATGAGGCCCAGCAGAAACAGGCGGCCCAGCAGCGGGAGGACAATGCACGCAGGGCGTACATTGCCAAAGAGATGGCGCTAAAGAACCTCCCCGGGCAGCTGGCCCGTGAGGGCATCAATGGCGGCCTTGCGGAAAGCTCCTATGTCCGGCTGAACAACCGCTATAACAGCAGCCTTGCCGATGCTGATAACGCCTATTCCGATGCGGTGAATCAGGCATACCTTGACATGATTCAGGCGAACCGGGAGCCGCAGAGCGGAAAGCTGAATGCGCAGGCAAGCTATTCCGCCGGGCTGGCAAAGGCCCCGAAGGCAAAGACAAAAACCACCAAAAAGGACAACCCAAATTACAATGCCGCCTTGCAGGACTCCTACAACATGTTGCGCCGGGCCGGTTATTCTGATTCAATGGCGGCAAGACTTCTCGGACTTGAATAACAGGAGGAAAAATGGATAGAAAAACGCTGGAACAAAACTATCAAAAATCTTTCGGTGCATCGCCTGCCGCGGAGCTTGAGCAGAACTACCAGCGGAGCGGCATTGACTCTCTTGTTCAATCTGTGAAGAAAGCTACCCAATATAATCCCTCTGCCCCCAGCACGCAGCCTACCCAGGCTGCGCCTGCTGGGGCTTCTTCTCGTAAACAAAGCGATGCCATGAAGGAGCAGCTGGATGCGATTAAGAAACAGAGGGACGACGCGGCAATTAAGGCCGGGGCCTATATGCGAGCTGGGAATATGCCGCAGCAGGCCAAGGAGCAGCAGGAGATTGCCAACAAGGCTGCCATTGAGTACGAGAACGCCTATACCCAGTGGAAGAACCAGCGAAATGCGGAAGCGGTAGAGGACTACAACCCAGACGAGAATAAATTCAAGGCAGGCGATGCTATCCTTTCTGGCGTGCAGAATGCATTCCAAAGCATGAGGCAGTACGCCGCCGCTGCATCTTCGTATCTCTCCGGCAATCCAGAGGCGCAGGCATGGGAAGCCAAGCGGCTGATGGAAAGCGGCGTAAGCGGTACCGAAGCCGTAAAGCGGGCCGGGCTTGCCGATAAGAGAGAAATCCCCATCACAGACTATAAGACACAGGCAGAACTGCGCCACGAAAAGAATGTAGCCAGCGTTGGTGCTGTTGAGGGCGGAGCGCTGCAGCTGGTCAATACGATCTCGAACATGGTGCCGTCCCTTGTTGCAAACGCGATCCTCCCCGGCTCCGGGTTGCCCGTGATGGCTGCATCCGCCGCGGGTAATAAATATGCAGATGCCTATGAGAAGTACGGGAATACGGATACAGCATTCGTACTCGGCTCCGCTGCCGGTGGCGCTTCCATGCTTACCGAACAGTTTGGCGGTTTGTATGGCTCGCTGGGCAAGTCTGCCGCCGGGCAGGCCGTGGCCAAGAAACTAATGGCGGAATCCCCCGGCCTGTATAACCTCGCCAATTCCGTGGGTGGCAAGTGGCTGCGGGACGCTCTCTCCGAAGGCATTGAGGAGGGCGCAGAGGATGTTATCAACTACGCCATTGAAAAGGCCCTCACCGGCGACAGTGACGAGATGGACAACTTCGGCTATGATATGCTGCTGGGTGCTCTTGCAGGCGGTGTATTTGGCGGCGGCAACGCTGCGATGCGTTCCGTCACCTATAGCCGTGTAGGCAAGGCACTGAATGCTTCTCCTGCTGCCGTAGCGCAGCAGGTGCAGGAGGGCATGGAGAAAGGCGCAGGCACCGCACCTGCCATTTATGCGGCGGAGGTGCAGAAGAACCCCAGCAACCAAATGGTGGGCAGACTGTATGAAGCAAACCTCACCTATGATGCCGAGAGCGGCCTTTCCAAAATCCAGAACGATATTACCCAGGTCTCCATCAATGAGATCAAGGCGATGGTCTCCAAAGCGGATGCGCTGGCGCAGGCAGCCCAAAAGCTGAATGTGGAAGCTACTCCGCAAGCCGTAGCAACAGCTATTACCGATGCCCAGCGCACACAATCCATTAAAACAGCCGAGGACAGCGTAGGACAGGCTTTTGCGCCCACAGTTGATAATCCTGCCAACGCAGGAGAGAAAGCCTACAACAGCGCCCTTGCCGGTGTAGCGGCTAACCAAGGCGTAGCTGCTCGCATCAATAACGACCCTGCCGCAAGACAGGCATTCTCCCAGTTGACCGGCGTACAGTTCAGCGGAAACACAGCACAGGATATTGCCGCTATTGAAGTGGCTACGCAGAACATTGCGAAGTCCGGTAAACAGGCGATCTCCCAGGCGGAATATGCCCAGCGTGTCGCTGCTGCAAGAGAACAGGCTGCCGCCCAGTTCGATGCCGATATGCAGGCGCAGGCGGAGCAGATGCAGCGGGAATCCGATGAAAGATGGCTTTCCGTTGAGCAAAACACCATTACCGATGTAGACGGCAAGCGCCGTATCAAGGAGATAACCAATACCGATGTGCGCGGCAATACCGAGATCGGCTATAAGAAAGCTGAAATTCCCGGAAGTAAAAAGAAAGCTGTTGCCGAGGTGAACAATGCAGCGAAATACCTTGGCAAGACTATCGTGTGGTTCGAGGGTGCGGTGCAGGTCAATGGGCAGTACCGACTGACTAATGGCTATCGCGCACCGGATGGCACTATTTATGTCAACATCAATTCCCGCGATCCGCTGATGGTTACTTTCGGCCATGAGATGTTTCACGACCTTGTAGCTGATAGCAAGTATTCCGGGCTGATTGATACGCTGGTAGAGAACCCCGACTATGCCGATATGGTAAAGGGCATGATGAATGCCAAAACCGAACTGTACGAGCGCAATGGAATTGAGCTTGACCCGAATGCAGCTGCGGAGGAAGTCGCTGCCGATATCAGCGGTGATCTTTTGGGCAGCCGGGATATGCTGGAGTACATCGGCGCAAGAAATACGGAAGCCGCCACCGGCATTAAAGGTTTCTTGAACCGTATCCTCAAAAAGCTAAAAGGAAAGCCCTCTGCACAGGAAGCCTATAACAGGCTGTCCGAAGCGCAGAAGGCTTTGCTTGATGGGATGGAAGCAAGGAGCGATTTGGTTCGTGGGAATCTCATAGGGTATAGCAAAAAAGAAGCCAACCGACTGCTTCATCGAGATGGGCTCCAATTGCCCAGACGGAACACAGCGGTTGACTTCGACACCATTAGTGTAGCACAAGACACTGATGCTGTCAATAACTATTCTATGCAGAATAGCGCAGAAGATGCAAGCGGGAAACATTCCCTTATGGATATCCCGGCAATGGACAGCGAGTATTCCGCGGCGGTAGAAAGTGGCAATATGCAGGAAGCCCAGCGGCTTGTTGACGAGGCTGCGAAGGCGGCTGGCTATAATTCGGAACCGCTTTACCACGGCACAAAGTCTTTTGGTTTCACGAAGATCGACACGGCGCAAGCTGACGATAAGATGTCTTTCTTTGCGACTTCCAATCCCGACATGGCGCAGACCTACAGCGGCAAAAAAGGAAATAAGGCTATAAATAATGCGGCAGGGAACGCCCGCGCCATGCCTATAGAGGATGTTGTCAATCAGCTTAACGAGGAAGCGAGCAATGATGGGTATGAGGTTGGAAGCTCCTATCGTATTATGAGGCGGGCGGATGTTAAATCGTTCCTTGCAGACCTCGACCGTAGAATTGAAAGCCTTAACGATGTTATAGCCCGAAAGGTCGATGAGTACGCAGATAGGCTTGCGGAGGATTTTAGCCAAAATAATATTACAGCCCATGACACGCTTGTTAGGCTACTGGAAGCTACCGAAAATTACAGATACAGTGGTATGTCAACGCCCCTTTGGATGCTCTCGAAGCATACAGATGTTTTTAATGAGAGTGAAAAGAAACTGGTTGGGGAGATTGAAGCGGATGTAAGGCTGCGGAATAGGCTTGAGGCAAGAGGGGGGTCTGATGATGTCGTTGTAAGAGAAGACCTTGATCGGTATTCAATCAGCGTTATGTCCTTTGCGGAAGCAAGAGAAGAACTTGCTAAATTATCTGCGTCGGGGAACTATTCTTTGCGTGGCAGAACCGACAATTTCCTTGATGTTGACGGAAACAACCATAACTGGAACGAGATATTCACAACCCTTGAGCCAAAGGGCGGCAACAATTTCCTGGCGGAATACAACCAGGACGCCGGCTCTGTTATAATGAGCGACAAAGATGGGCGATTTGCAGAAGTTCATGCGAGTACATTATCGGACGCGCTTCCTGGGATGGCGAGAGCCATAACGAAAAAGTTTGGCAGTTATTTTGCACCGCAGATCCTTAGCAGCGCCAAAGACCAGCTAAGGAACGGCGCAACTGCAGAGGTCGCAGTAAAATCGACCGGGAAAATGTCCACGCGAGACATTGCAAAGTTCGCAAAAGAACAAGGCTATCGCGGCGTTAAAATCTCCAACATCTATGATAATGGCGGCGGGGGCAAGGACGCGGGAGCAGGTGATGTTTATATTTTCTTTTACCCGGAAGAAGATGTTAAATCCGCTGACCCTGTTACCTATGATGACGCTGGGAATGTGATCCCCCTCTCCGAGCGTTTCAATAACTCCAACAGTGACATCCGCTACTCCCTCATGGAAGATGCCCAGTACATGGCCGACATCGACAAAGCGGTATCTGAAGCTGCGCAGAAATCCGATGACGAGTTAAAGGCTGCGCAGGCACAGGTAAAGGATTTGCGGAAACAGCTTCTTGAGATGCGCAATCGCGCAGAGTATGCAGAGCTGCAAACCAAGGTGACGGAGAAGCCGACCATAGACCCTATCAAAGCCAAAAAGGACATTGGACGGTTCCTGCGGAAGAATGGCATCACAAGCGAGGAGACCATCGAGACCCTGACCGCAGAGATTGAGGACGCATTCAACAGCGTGTACCGCTGGGAGAAAACGGACATTGACGCGGCCGCCAAAAAGGCAGCAGATGCTATCCTCAAAGAAGCGACCGTTGCCGACCCTCTAAAAACAGAAAAAGCCGATATCCGCAAGAGCCTTTCCCAAAGAACCTTTGTGATTGGCGAGCAGCTGCGCGGGGATATTGTGCGAAAGTACGGCTCACTCACCAACTTCCGAAAGAAGTATGGGAACATTATTCGAATTAAGACACGAGAGAATGCCAAGGCTGGTGAGGGAGTGGCATTCGATGTTGCCTATCCCGAGCTGCAGAGCGAATTCCCCGGTATCTTCCGGGACGCAGTGACCGAGTGGGAAACATTCGCGAATACTGTTGAAGCGGCAGATTATGCGATGCGTTCCGACCCAGTTATGCTTGCTGATATGTTGGACAGCCAAGAGTTCGCTGATAGCGTTTCCAACCAGCTGGCGGAAATTCTTTGGAACCAAAAGAACCTTGTGACCGAAGCAGACAAAGCAAAAGCGAGGGCTGATGCGGCAACAGAAAAAGCGGTAAGCGCTGCGGTGGAAGCGGAGCGGCGGAGAGCCGAAAAGGAAACGGCTGCGAATGACCGCTGGCGTGAAGCGGAAACCAAACTGCTTGCCGATATGGCGGCAGCCAAGGAACGGGAGAAAGCGGCAAAGGCTCGTGCCGAGTTCATGCAGAAGTACGATTCCCTTTCCAAACAGTTCCGTGCTGACCTGCGGGCTAACAACCAGCAGGCACAGGAAAAGTATAACGAAAAACTGACCGAAGCCAAGGACGAATTCAACCGGCGGAGGACGCAGGACCGCATTGACCGAGTGGTGCGGGAGGATCGGGCAAAGAGCAAAGCCCGATTGAGGACGGCGGAACAGAAATCCACCACTACGGAAGATGTTGCCAAGGTTCTGACCGAAATGCCGAAGAAGGACAAGGAAACCTTTAAGGAGAAAGCCGCCGAAAGCTGGCGCACCTTTAAGCGCCAGTGGATCAACACTAAGGATGAGCTGGAGCGATTCGGGAACGAAGTCGGCGACAGCAGAATCATGTATGCAGCGAACAATGTCGGGCAGGCATCTGCGGCGGCGCAGTATTCTATCGGAGGCGCCGGGCAGTATGACCTTAACGGCAAGAAGATCGGCGATAAGAACCTCATGCAGGTATTTGAACCGGCGAAAAAGGCTGGCTTGACCGATGAGTTTTACACCTACCTGCTGCACGAGCACAATGTAGACCGCATGAGTGTACGCGAAAAGGCACAGCAGCAGCTTGCGGAACTTCGGGCGAAACTGAACAGGGAAGTCAACGGCTTTGCGGAAATGACAGATGAGAACATCTCCACAGCCGCAGGCAAGGATACTACCCTTACAAAAGCCTACACCGAGGCACAGATTGCCGCCGCCAAGCAATATAAGCAGTTCCAGGCGTGGGCAGAAAAGCAGTTTGACAAGCCTGTATTCGGCAGCAGCGTGACCGCAGACGATAGCCGTGCCGCCGCAGCTGACCTGCTGGATGCACACCCCGAATTTGAGAAGTGGGCAAAGGATGTGTATGCCTACCTTGACGGATTGATGGAGGTGCGAAAGCAGGGCGGACTCGTGAGCGCTGATATGGCACAGTACATGAAGGAACTTTATCCGCACTATGTTCCCACCTACCGCGATATGCCCAGCACCTCCGGCGGCTACTCCAACCCCAACAGCGTTGCGGTGAACAGCACCATCAAGTCCGCAAAAGGTGGCAACCAGGATATCATGCCGCTGATCGACAGTATTGCCAGGCAGACCTTGCAGACCTTCTCCGCAGCCAAAAAGAACATTCTGGGCAATATGCTGTATGAAGATGCAATGGATACTACCCGTGATATCTCGGAATACATTCAGAGTGTTACAGAGGAAGGCGATCTCGTTGACCTTGATGCGGATTCCGCAGAGAACCTCAAGAACACGCTGCGCATTTGGGTGGATGGCAAACCGGTTACTCTGCACATGAGTGAAGCAATGGCCGATGGGTTTAGACCCATTGAGCAATCCAATTCCTTTGGGATGAAAGCATTGCGCTCCATCAACAGCACATTCAAGAAGCTGGTCACGCAATGGAACCCTGTATTCATCGTGCGAAATTTCGTCCGTGATGCACAGTCTGCATTGTACTTTACCCATTACAGCAATGCCACATTCATTAAGAACTACGGCAAGGCCGTAAAGGAAATCGCAACGAACGGGAAGTATTGGCAGCTCTATCAAGCGATGGGCGGAAAAGGAACTACCTATTATGACCCAAAGACGGGGCTTTCCGACCGCCACCATTTCAAGAACGGTGCAGTCGATAAAGTGGCTGGTGGGTTGAATAGAGTGATCGACATCCTCTCCTTTGCCAATGAAGCGGTCGAGCAGTACCCCAGACTTGCTGAATTTATCAGCACGATGGAGGACACAGGCGATGTTCAGCAGGCGCTCTATAATGCAGCAGACATCACAACCAACTTTGGCCGTGGCGGCTTCGCTGCCCGCAAGCTGAATGCGTCCCTTGTGCCGTTCTTCAACCCCGGTATGCAGGGCCTTTCCAAGAACATTCGCAATGTCATTGACCGGCGCGGCTGGAAAGAAATTGGACAGTTGATCTCCCGCTTGCTTATCAACGGCGTTGCACCCGGTATCATTATGGGCCTGCTGTATGATGGGCTGAAAGAGGACGATGACTACAAGGAGCTTTCCAACTACATCAAGGATAGCAACATCCTCATCAAAATCGGCGACAATAAGTTTATCAAGGTTCCGATGGGCCGTGAACCTTCCGTTATTACGGCGTTCACCAATCGGATGTGGCGCTGGCTGAAAGGGGAACCTGCGAGCAGCGCGTTTGCCGGTTATCCGTCTTTCGCTATTGAGCAGATTGCACCGAACAATCCGCTGACCAATAACATCTTCGCAGGGATTACTGCGATGAGCACCAATAAGACCTGGTACGGCGGCGACATCGTTTCCAGTTACATGGAGGAAAAACCGGATTATCTGCAGTACGATGAAAGCACCGATGCGTTTTCCATCTGGCTTGGTGAAATTACTCGTCATGGGAAAAACGGCATCGAAGGGCTTTCCCCGAAGAAGGTCAATTACCTGATCGACCAGTATTCCGGCTTTATCGGTGACTGGCTGCTCCCGACGCTTTCCAAGAAAGCAGATGTCCCTGCGGTGGTAAAGGCTTTCGTGGTAGATAGCGTCCGGCAGAACCGGCTGGGCAGCGACTTCTATGATGCACTGGATGAAGCCAAGCAGGTAAAGGAGACCGAGCTTGCGACAGCAGCCGATGATGCAACCTACTCCTACCTGTATAAGCAGAGCAAGGCCGCATCCGAGATCACAAAGCAGCTCAAGGAAATCTACAACAGCGGCGAAAAGACCCGCAAGGAGAAGCGGGAGGAAGCCCGTGACCTCTTAGAGCTGCGTAACGAGATTTATAGAAAAGCCCTGTTGACCGTCGGCGCCTACGAGGAAACCGCAAAGAGCATCGGAAGTGCAGACAGCGATGTGGTGAAGCGCGAAGCAAACCGCAAGGCGTTCGGCGCGGAGTACGCACTAAAGACATACAACAAGGATGTCGGAGAAAAGGCAGCCGAGTATGTCGCACAGGGCGTTACCTACGACCAGTACTATGCGGCATACTTTGCAGCCCGTGGTATCACCGGCGACAAGGACGAGAACGGTAAGACGATTACCAACTCTGCAAGCCGCAAAAAGAAAGAAGCTATCGACAAGGCCGTTCCAGGCGCAAGCACAAAGCAAAAGCACCTTTTGTACGAGGCACTCGGAGTGTCAGAGAAGGTGTGGTAAAGAGATACCCCCTCCAATTACGGAGGGGGTATTTTACTGGGCAACGCATACGAAAAACACCGAGGATAAGAGACAGCGGTGTGTAAAAGTGATGTACTAATGGAGAAACCTCTGTTTAACACTATGTTTATTTATAGTTCGAATCTCTCCATCTCCGCCAAAGAAAAACCCGCAGAAATGCGGGTTTTTCCTTTGTTCATGCGGGTTTTCAGCGTTTTTCGTCTTTGCAAATCTTGCTGTTTATTGCTTTGTATTTGCATCCGTGTGATGTAAAAGTGATGTAGTAAATTTGGCCTGTGCATCCTCCAACATTTTGTCACGCAGATGGGTGTACTTTTCCGTCACGATGTAGGAGGAATGCCCCATCATCTCTTGGATAACGGCTTTGTCAATCCCTACCTCGCAGCAAGATGTTGCGAAGCTATGCCGAAGCTGGTGGAATGTGCAGCATATTCCGTAATTTTTGCACCATTTTCTCCAATTGCGGGACGATTCATTGCTTCGAAGGATTTCTCCCTTTTCATTCGTGAAGATGTAACCATTCTTCCCATTGAATCGTTCTGCGACATCCGGCAGAAGGAACACCGTTCTGACCCCTGCATCCGTCTTTGGCTCTTTTATGTGCGGGGCAGTGCCGACATAGTATACGCTTTTCGTAACATGGATTTGGTTTTTATCCCTGTCGATATCCTCGTATCGCAGAGCAAGTGCTTCTCCCACACGAAGCCCGGTCAACATAATGAAGTAACCAAGTCGTGATACGGTGCAATCGTCCCAATGGGCTGCGATCTTCTCCCTATCCTCCTGCGATGCTTCTTCCCGCCCGCTTGTTTTCTTCCCGGTTGCTTTTATGTTTGCGACCGGGTTTACTTGTATGTCCCCGGCGAGGATGGCGAGGTCGAACACTTGACTCGTTATGTTCTTCTGCGTGTTCACGGTTTTTTGTGAGAATGTCTTTCCAACCTTATCTAGGAAACCCTTTACCTGCATCGGCGTGATGTCTGCGACAGGCGTTTTCCCGAAAGTAGTGACACATCGCACGAGCGCAGGCTTGTACCCTCTAAGGGAATTGTATGCGAGGTTGTCCCAAGACTGCTCAAGCGCTTCGGCATAGACGGCAAATGCAGCAGACCGCTTATCCTCCGCCTCCCTGCTGAATTCCGCAATCTTCTTTATGACATCCTTTTCTGATCTCCCGTAAAAATACTTGCGCTTCCCATCAATTGTGATTGCTTTTTGGTATGTTCCGTCTTTTCGCTGCGATATCGCTCTGCGTGAGTCTTTTTTTGCGTTCAAACCGCACCAAGGGCAGTAGAGCCAATCATCCTGTAATTCCTTTTTGCACTTCTTACAGAGCATCCTTGCTCGCCTCCTGCGACGCTATCTTCTTTCTGCGAATTTTTGCGATGATTAAAAGAATGACACCAATTATCCCTATAGAGAGGTATGAAACCCACCATGTGATGGAAAGCCAAAACGCTTCTGCGGAGTTGGTCATAATCGGAAAGAGATTGTGAATTCCGTTGTACTCCTCCCATAGACTGCCGAAGATGGCCACCGCCTGTGCAACTACGGCGATCCATCCGATTGTGGTTAATACTTTTACAGTTTTCATTTGCTTTCTCCTCCTCTTATTATTAGCCGCCCTCGTTTCCGGGGGCGGTATTTTACTTAATTCTCTTTATCCCGGTTTTCGATAGTATGTACCAAGTACCTATAATCCTCTTTGTATTTCTCCAATTCATACTGGACTCGGTTGTAATCTTCCATAGCCTCCTTGTAGTAGTTAGATACCCTGATATTACTTATAACCCACAGCATTCCAATGACGAATGCGATAATTATAAAGATAAGAGCCATGCTGCCAACCTGTAATGCGCCAATAACGCACCCCGCACAAGCGAATGGGACAAAAATGAGTGAGCTGTACTCGCCTTTTTTAGCTGCTCCGGCCGTCATGATAGCGCAGCCAAGCCCAATGAGAACAAGAAAACCGGCAACATATCCATTCCCACCTGCAATGAATGCAGTGATCTCTTTTGCCGCACTGGAACTGCATAAAAGCCAAAGGCCGCCGAGAAAAGCAATGGCAGAGCCTATTCCCGCGATGACGCGCAAAGCCCTCTGCTTCAATGGCGGCTTTGGCATCTCTGTTAAAATGCGCGCGATTTCTTCTTCCCCGTTATGGTTATCCATCTAATGAACCTCCATTGATTGCTTCATAGCTGTCCTTACAATACAATTCCCCGGTTTCGTTGTTACACCCGCCGAAATCTTCCATATAGAACCACATCCAGCAGTCGTCGCAGTAGAACACCTTGTTATCACGGCAATCCAAACAGATTCTCATCTCCTCGTTGCCCTCAATGCTTATTGTGTCGATGGCTTTCCATTTCCCACAAATCCCACAAGTGTGTTCCCAAACAAACTGACGACCGTATGAGCCCCAGAATAAAAGGAAGACCAAAGCAATTCCTCCAAGCACTACTCCTATACCGCCTGCATCGTCAATTTTCTCTTTTAGTTTACTCAAAAGCATCAGTCCTTTCTATCGGACACGCTGTGGTGTACTATTATACTCGTAACGAACATCTGTTCTTAATCCCGAATTAAACCGTAGTTAAGGTTATTTGCATCGATTAGGACGAGGTATAAAATCATCATCGCCAGCAGGACAAAAATAACTGCGAAGAGTGTTTTGGACAGCTTCCGGCGCTGGCGCACCTGCTCTTTCAGAACCTCTATCATTTCTTCGCTGTTCTGGCTGTCTGTTTTGTTATAGACTTCCTTCACGAAATGCTTGTCGAGAGATATGTGCAGCGCTTGGCAGATGGAAGCAACGAGAAAAAGGCTCGGATTCTTGGTCGGCTCCGAAAGCAGCCTGGAGATCGTCCTCTCAACCGTCCCGGCATTGTCGGCCAAATCCTTGTGGGTCATTCCCTGCTCCTGCCGTTTTGTGGCTACCTCCAATAAAAAGTTTTCCCAATTCCTTTCTTCGTCTGAATTCACAAACTCATCTCCTGTTTTTTGTTACCGGACACTTTTGCCCGAAGAACATGACAGTTTTTACGCCGAAACCGCAACATTTGTCAGTACATATCGGCAATGCAATTTGTTACAATTGAATTGTACCAAATACCTACTGAATTTGGAAGGATTTTTATTTGACAATAATCGACAAAAGAGGAGGAACACCAATGGAGAAAAAGGAGGAATTCAAAAAGGCGGTGGAACGGATGTCTGACGAGCAGCTTGTTAAATATCTTCGGATTCTAAAGTTTTCATTAGACGAAGATATTTCTCAATTTTCTCATCTGTCAAAGTATCTGCGAAATCCATAAGGTCTTTCCGAATACCGGACAGCTCGCCTTCGGTGGGCTGTTTTTCTTTCCCCAAAAGGTAATCCACGCTTACGCCGAAGTAGTCAGCAACCTTTTGCAATGTTGCCTGCCTTGGAATTGTCCCTTTGCTCCACCGCGTAACCACGGAACGCATAAACCCCATTTCTTCGGCGACAGCAGACGGGGACTTCCCAATTTTATTACAAAGAGCAACATAGTTGATATAGAACAAACGCAACACACCCTTTTTGTGCAAATAGCAGAAAGTAAACAAAAGGAACAACTGCGTCTTGACTGTTGCGTTTGTTTACACTATAATGAAAACATAAGCAACAAGCGCAACACAAAGCGGGCACTCAATGTGCCATGATTCATTTTTCCTCGCAAGGATATGATAACACTTTGTGTAAACTTTTGCAACACAATATATAAAGAAGGGGGAAAAGTTTAGATGCCTGCACAATGGACTGGCGATGTGGTCGGCAAGATGCACAATAACAAGATTACAATGGCTCAGCTCGGAGAAAAACTCGGCGTTGGGAAAGCGTATGTGTGTGCGATATTAAATGGCCGCCGCAGCCCAAAGGGAGCCGAGCAGAAGTTTAACGCTGCACTGGACGAGCTTATCAAGGAAAAGGAGGTAGGATAATGCCGAGGGAAAAGGAGAGCTACCGGGACAACCTCGAACGCTTGATGGACAGGTTCCCCGGCAAGGAAATCCTCTCATTCACAGAGGTTTCCCAGTACACAGGAATGGGCTACCGAGCGCTGATGGGCAGCGGTATCCCGCTTAAAAAGACAAATGGGAAGCGCGGACAGTATTTTATCAGCCTGCCCAGCTTCGCAAGATGGTTAAGTTAAGGAGGAACAACATGGAAGCAACAACCAACACCTTTATCCGGTGGTTTAACTCGGATGAGATCGTACCCAGCAAGGACGGGCATTACCTGTGCCAGACAAATCCGGGAAGATACGCAACCTTGCCATTCAGCACCAAGCATCAGGTGTTCAATGTCAGCAAAGACAATGTGGATTGCGCTATCGAGGTCCAGTGGTGGGCATTCCTGCCGGAGCTTCCGCAAAAGGAGGTACAGGAAGATGAGTAAAAAGGAGTGGCTGCAGGAAGCCTTGGCCGTAGTCCTCGGAATGGGAACCATCTTCGCAGCGGTGACGATCCTGCTGCTGGTGAGGTAAGGCCATGGAGCAGAACGAGAGGATAGCAGTTATCCGGGAGAAGTTCCCCGGTTACACCAAGCCGCTGGACAGTATGTGCAAGAAGCCGGGCTATTACGGAATTCGGCGGACTTCCGAAGCCGAAGCGCTGATAGCGGACAAGCCTGGCAGGAAGCGGGAAGCAAACTATAAGCTGTCTGTGCGTATTCCTTTGGGTTATGTGAATATGGCGGAGTTCCGTCAGCAGCTTATCGAAATGGGTTACTGCAACTTCACAGCATGGGTTCTGCGCTGTATCCGCCGCCAGCAGGAGGAGTACAGGCATAGAAAAGCCCCCACCGGCTCCGCAAAAGCCGATGAGGGCAAAGGTAGATTAAGCACCACCAATATACAAGATTGTGGGAGGAATGTCAAGTTGGAAAACGGGGAGGTCGTGGAAGCATGAACCAATACTTCGTACCGGACCAGCCGATACCGGATTATGTCGATTATTATGACAACGAACCTCACATCTGCCCGGAGTGCGGCTGCGAGATCAACGAGACAATTTACATTAAGGACGGCATGGTCATTGGCTGCGAAAACTGTGTTAAGCGTTTTGACGCCAGCGATGCGGATGCTGACAGGTACTTTGATGAAGGACCAGACAGATATTAAGGAGGAGCTATGGAGAACTACTTTCGAGAATTGAACAGCATCAACTGCTCTGACAAGACAGAGAAGAAGAATGGCCTTACATACCTTTCCTGGGCATGGGCCTGGGGAGAAATCAAGAAGCTGCACCCGGATGCGACCTACACCATCTACGAGGATGCTAACGGCCTGTTTTACCACACAGACGGTAAGACCTGCTGGGTTAAGACTGGCGTAACCGTCAACGGCATTGAGCACATCGAGTATCTGCCGGTCATGGATAACCGCAACCGCTCAATCCCGGCCAGTGATGTTACCTCATTCGATGCCAATAAGGCAATCCAGCGTTCCCTTACAAAAGCCTGTGCCCGTCATGGCCTTGGCCTGTATATCTACGCTGGCGAGGACTTACCGGAGGGTGCAGAAAGAGAACCAGAGCCTACCGAGTATTGCATCGACTGCGGGCAGCAGATCACCGGTATCAACAAGCGCAACGGGGAGTATTGGCCTGTAAGCGAGATCGCCTCATACAGCGTCCAGCGGTTCGGCCGCAAGCTGTGCCCGAACTGCCAGAAGAAAGCCTTTGCCGCCGAAAAGGAGGCCGAGAAGAATGGAGCTTGACCTGTGGACCGAGCTGCAACAGAAATCGGCACAGCTTAATACAGCCGTTAAGACCTTGCGAAATTCGGGAAGCGAGTATGCTGCTGCGGAGCGGGACTATAAAGTCCTTCTCCGCACCGAATGCTTAAAGCTGAAAGACGAAGGTGTTGCCATCGGCCTGATCGACAAGACCTGCTACGGGATACCGAGCGTGGCAGAAGCACGGTTTAAGCGAGATGTTGCCGAAGCAGTCTACAAGGCGAACTTGGAAGCCATCAACAGCCTTAAACTGCAAATCAGGATCATCGATAACCAAATCGGCAGAGAATGGGGACAGGCTGGGAGGTGTGACGGTTGAAAAACGAATGGGGCGCAGAGCTTGACCGAAACGGTTACGCTCCGAGCATCGTACAGGCCGACACATCCAAGTGCTTTTTGTGCCAGCGCTCCGGCGTAAAGCTCGACCGGCACGAAATCTTCGGCAACGCCATGCGGAGCAAAAGCAAGCGCATGGGGCTTTGGGTTTCCCTGTGCCACACGCCTTGCCATCTGACCCACGCACACAGCTGTGCCGAGGTGATGGACTGGCTGCACCGGCTGGGCGAGCAAGCCTGTATCGAAAACTACGATTTCACGATCCCGATGTTCCGGGAGGAATTTTACACAAACTATTTGGAGGAAACAGAATGCTGAACAAAGCAATCCTTAATGGGCGGCTGACCAAGGCCCCCGAACTGAAGCAGACCAACAGCGGCAAGAGCGTATGCGGCTTTACCATCGCCGTAGACCGCAACCGTGACCGGGAAAAGACTGACTTCGTACCCATCGTAGCATGGGGCAAGACCGCCGAATTCGTAAACCAGTGGTTCGGCAAGGGCGACCTCATTACCATTGTTGGGCGCATCGAAGTTCGCAACTACGAGGACAAGAACGGCAATAAGCGCACAGCCACAGAAATCATCGCAGAGGAGGTTCTGTTCGGCGGCAGCAAATCTACCGGCAAGGCCGAGGAAAAGCCTGCAGAGAGCGAGCAGGGCGGATTTGAAGAAGTCGAGGGCGACCCTAACGACCTCCCTTTTAATTGAGGGTTACGCTTCCCAGTAAAAAGCGACAGGAGGACAACCCATGAAGTACCTTAAAGTCTTTACAGACTTTGCAGATGCCATGGAGGAACTCGGAGATGCGGAGAGAGGGCGGCTGTTCACGGCTATGCTGAAATATGCAGAGACGGGCGCAGCCCCCGATTTCCGGGGAAACGAGCGTTTTATATGGCCGGTAGCAAAGTTGCAAATAGACCGGATGGCTGCTGAATGCGAAGGAAAAGCCAAAACAAGCAGGGAAAACGGTTCCAAGGGCGGCAGGCCGAAGAAAACCCAAGGTAACCCAAAAAACCCAGCGGGTTTTTCGAAAACCCAGAAAAGCCAAGACAAAGACAAAGACAAAGACAAAGACAAAGAAAATATTCCCTCCGGGAATAATACCCCCCCTACCCCCCCAAGGGGGCGTGTGGATGTCCCGGAAGCCTTGATGGAGAACTGGAACGGCTTTTGTGAGATGCGCAAGAAAATCAAAAAGCCCCTCACTGATCGGGCCGCAAAGATGATCCTGAATGAGCTGGAACGGCTGGCACCGGGGGACAACCACACCAAGGGACTTATTCTCGATCAGAGCGTTAAGCGCTGCTGGCAGGATGTTTACCCGTTGAAAGGCGACAAGTCTGCTGGTGGGACAGACAATGTATTTTTGCAGATGCTGCAGGAGGAGGGACAACATGAACCGTACTGAAACACTGGCTGTTATGTCCATCCTCAAGGCCGCTTATCCAGCGTACTACCGGGACATGAAGCGGCAGGATGCGGAAGCGGTGGTAAACCTGTGGGCGGAGATGCTGGCAGACTACCCGGCTAACCTTGTGACAGCAGCGGTTAAGTCCCACATTGCCAGTGATCGCAAGGGGTTCCCTCCACACATTGGGGCTATCATAGCCGCTATTGGTGAGATCAGCAGACCGGCGGAACTCTCCGAGGGGGAAGCATGGGCGCTGATCGCAAAGGCCCTGCGGAACAGCGGCTACAACAGCGAGAAAGAGTTTGCAGCCCTGCCGGAGAATCTACAACGGTTGGTAGGGCACCCATCCCAGCTGCGGGAATGGGCCAGCATGGACACCGGGACAGTGCAGAGCGTGGTGCAGTCCAACTTTATGCGCAGCTACCGGGCAAGGCAGGAGAGCGAGCGCAAAATGCAAGCCCTACCTGCGGATATCCGGGCGAAGCTGGCAGGGATGGCAGAGGTAAAGCAGCTGCCCAGCTATGACCTGGCGCTGGCGGAGCGGATGATGGAGGAGAATGCGTGAAAATAACAATTCCAGAAATCCCCCCATCGCTGAACAAATACGCTGGTCGTGCGAACGCCTGGGACTACCGGGCAGAAAAGCAGCGCTGGCTGCAGCTGTTTGTTGCATACTGCCCCAAGTGCAAACCAATGGGCAAGGCGGTGGTGACCATCACCTACTACTTTCCCACCCGGCACCGTCATGACCCGGATAACTACAACGGCAAGATGCTGATGGACGGGCTGGTACACCGGGGAGTAATCGCCGATGATAGCTTTGACCATGTAGAGCTGCGGCTGCGTGGGGCATATGACCCCAAAAACCCAAGAACAGAAATTGACATAGAGGAGGTAACGGATGAAAGTACTTGAATTGTTTGCTGGAACACGGAGTATAGGGAAAGCGTTTGAAAACAGAGGGCATCAAGTGTTTTCTGTGGAATGGGATAAGAATTTTGAAAACATCGATCTTTATGCAGATATCTTAACAGTCACGACGGATGAAATTCTGAATCGTTTTGGACGCCCGGATGTGATTTGGGCAAGTCCGGACTGTTCCACATTCAGCATTGCCGCTATAAGCCATCACCGGAGAAAAAATCCTGTAACAGGAAACCTTGACCCTGTCAGTGACTATGCAAAATTTTGCGATATGGTAGATCAGCATGTATTACAACTCATCAAGGACATTAAGCCAAGGTTTTGGTTCATCGAAAATCCAAGGGGCGGGATGCGGAAGATGTCATGGATGCAAGGTTTTCCGAGGTACACTGTTACATATTGCCAATACGGGGATACACGAATGAAGCCAACGGATATTTGGACGAACCACCCGGAGCCTAAGTTCAAGCCAATGTGCAAGAATGGTGACCCTTGCCACGAAAGAGCTCCCCGTTCTGCAACTATTCGGGCGATGAAGGCCAAGGGGATTAAAATGGAGGTTGGAGGGACACAGTACGGATTAAAGAATAGCCGTGAAAGAAGCATAATTCCCAAAGCACTGTGCCAGCACATAGTGGATATTTGCGAAGAAGGACTATCAAAGGAGGTACCCTGATGGGGCAGAAGGATGTAGAGCGGGAGAAGCCGCTTTTTGAGGGACAAAATGCCGAGGAATTTATCAAGCGATGGAACGCTATCACCAAAGCCATAAAAATGCGCGCAGAGATGTCCGAGCATGAAAAGGTGGTGAGTTATGATGTCATACGATAAAGCGTCTCCTAACGCCAAAATCGGCTGTTCTAATTCAAACGACCCGGAGTTCCTGGAGCAGCTGGTGCGGGAGGGCAAGACAAACAGGGAGATTGCCTTAATTCTCGATCTTGATTACGGCTCTGTGGCCTCGATTTTGTATCGCTATGGAATCAAGCGAGACCCCAACCGGCCATGTAAGAGATGCGGAGGGCCGATAGGAAGCACCAACCCCCGGCAGCTGTATTGCAAGGAGTGCCAAAAGGCCATGGACAGCATTCGGGCCCGCAAAAGCAGTATGAAAAAAGCCGAGCCGAAGAAATGCGAATACTGCGGGAAGGACTATTTCGGCCAGCCGGGACAAAAGTACTGCTCCAAACAATGCTACAAGGATGCGGCGGCAGCCGGTAAGTATAAGCGCCCCAAGAATTGGATAAAGCGCCGGGATGGGAAAATAGACATCGAGATAAGGGTTTGCGGCAAAACAACAGAGCGCCGGGAGAGCGTGGACTACTACGAGGCCAGGGAGATTTGGCACGATGGCTGGATAGGCCGTGGCTACGCAGCGCTGATAACGGTAGATGGACACAGGCTGGAGACACTTCCGCAAATAAAGACATTCTTCGGATTTAGGAGGGATTCGCTATGAGGAACTGGACGGCAGCGGCAGTTACGATAATCTTAGCTGCTTTCTGCATAATGGTTCTATCGGCTATTTCGGCTGAAAGGTGGAACAATGTGGATGAAGTGGCCCAGGCAGAGATCACCGCAGAGGAACAGGAACGCCGGGAGCAGGCAGCCTATTACAAAGGCTGGCAGGACGGCAAGCAATATTATCTTGAGAATTTTGGAGGGTGAGCCAATGACCGTAAAGGACTACTACGAAGTAATCCGGGACATAGACCGGCTGGCTGCTGCCGTTGACGCAGAGGGTGCAGTCACCCTCGAAAATGACGATGCGGAGCAGATATGGGCGCTGCTGCTGGACTACAAGGATTTGCTTATGGCACTGGAGGTGGGATGATGTGCAAGTGGATGGAAGATGAAGTCTGTGTAAACAGCGATTGCCCGGCGGTTGCAGATTTTTGCCCCGTAGTAAACCATCCGGGCGTGTGCCGGTACGAGGAAATGGACGAAAACAAAGGCGTGGTTAGAAACGACACTTTGTCGGTAAAGGAGGGATAACATGGATGCTGTGAAGTTTATTGAGGAACGCAATAGAATGTGCGAGAGTTTTGGTGATGGATGTACTGGGTGCCCAGCTTCTAATGCTTGCAAGAATGAGCTATGTTGCGCATTTGATCAAGGGTCAACGCTGGACGCTACGGATCAGGTTGCTATGGTCGAGAATTGGTCTGCTGCACACCCGCGCAAGACACGGCAGAGCGTGTTTCTTGAGCACTGGCCGGATGCGGATATTGACTGTTGTGGCGTGCTGACAATATGCCCCTCTCCAATTTCTACATCGCATAGGAACGCATATGGAGGATGTGCAAACATTGGCGTCAAATGTCCTGACTGCCGCCGCGAGTTTTGGATGCAGGAGGTAGAATAATGGAGGGAAAAGAATCGTTTGTGTTTGAATACACGATGCCATCGCTCGATTGGTACGAAATAATCAAGGTGGAAATCAACCCGGAGAAATTCTATTGCTTTGGGCTCGAATTGAGGTTCGGCAACGATTGGTGGCTTATTGGTATGAATCCGCCTGATTCAAATTCGTCTTTTGACAAATGGTCTGAAATATGCCTCGGAAGGCTTACCCGCAGAGACGCTGCAAGGTTTGCCGTATGGGCAGGCAGAAAGCTCATCAGAATCGGAGCCATAAGCAGAGCGCTTGACCTCGTAAAAGAAATAGAAACGCTGATAGCTTTAATTAAGGAGGTAGAATGATGGAAAATTTGTTGCAAAACATCGCCAGCGTGCTGTGGATTGTGTTAGGCGTGTGCTTTTTCTTTGGACTAAGGAAGTGGGACAAGAGGTTCAGCGAGTTGTATGACGAACTGAAACGGGAGGTAGAGTGATGGAACGACTGACATACCGGCTTAAAACGGGAGAAGTTCTTATGGCAACAGAATACGAAGAAAAGTACACAAAGGATGAGTGGATTGTCATGCTCCAATGCCGCCTTGCCGCCTACGAGGACACGGGACTGACGCCGGAGGAAATTAACGATTTGGCGAGTGTGCGGGAAATATCGCCGGAAGCAGAATACGCCATCAACAAGCACGCCGACAATATCATTGAGCGGCTTGACAAGCTGCTCCACCAGACGGACGACGATGCCCGCCTGCGCGATCTGGCCGAGGCCGACAAGGACGGGCGCGTGGTCATGCTACCGTGTAAGGTGGGCGATAGACTTTACGAAGTAACGGGTCGAAAAACGATCAGTGTGTATAAAGTTAGAGCCATCCGCGTGGAATTGTTCGGCTTGTTTATCGAGTGGGACATTGTAGAAGGGTTTGTTTGGCAATCGCTGGCAGGTATAAACGCCGGAGAAATCGGCAAGACCGTATTCCTGACCCGCGAGGAGGCGGAGAAAGAATTGGAGGAACAAGATGGCAATCAGCGATAAGAAAGCCGTGGAAGCGATAAAAACGCTTACAGAGTATTGCGGTGAGCAGCGAGGGTGTCAAAACTGCATCTTGCATTTGTACAGCCCGAGCAAGTGGAAATGCAGCCTTGATGCATTCGATTTGCGGGACATTTTAAGTAACATTGAGGCGAAGAGGAAACATCGCAGGTATTTGCAGTAAAGGAGGGCCGACAATGGCTGACCAAATGCAGTTATATGACACATCGGAGAAACAATCAAGTAACAACACAGGTAAAGCTAAACGGAAGTGGGAAAATGGTTTCCAGAGATGGAGCGACCGGCACAGTGCAGATGGTGGTAGCTCTTTTGGGTGCTGTGGATTCGGCAGTATGTGTGACTATTGTGAGGATAATTCATATGGACGCTCGTGTGTCAGGGCGCTGAACGCCATGATCCGCGAAAAGCGTCTGAAAATCGATTACGAAAAGACTGGTTATGAAGAAGTATGGGAGGGGATTTTTGACAATGGCTGAATACATGGACAGGGAAGCGTTTAAGAAAAGCGTCGAGGAGCGTTATTGCAAGTCGTGCAAGGCGGAGAAGAAAGACCACAACGGATGCTGGTGTCGTGCCTGTTGGGTTGACGATATGCTCGATGAGGTAGATTGTTTCCAG